GTGGTCAAAGTATCTTCTGATGAGAAGAAGTATTTTACCTTTGACCGGCCGGTTGAATCGTTGACAATAACATACTCGTCTTTGAAAGCAAGACGTGGAGTATCGACAAGACTCAAAACACCGATAAATTCGTTCAGGTCGTAGATACCAAAGTCAATTGGAAACTCTTCAGACACATGAGCTGTGGCAAGTACAGTACGTGCTTCGGAGATTGTTTTAATTGTATTACCCGTACGAATCATCATATTCTGATTGATACCTGAAAAGTTTTTCAGGACGTTAAGAGTATTTTCGCTGAGTTCCATAATATACCTCTTTGTGTTTCATTAATAAGTTATTATAACACATAATGATCCATTTGTAAACCATTATTTAATCTTTGAGAAATTTTTATCTTTTATAAATTCGATTTTATTTTCGAACTTACCGTCGAGAATTTCTCCCTTATGAGAGATGATAAAGATATTCGTATCATCACCAAGTGTATAGAGAATCTTAAGTAGATTATCTACACCTTCATGGTCAAGAGAAGAATCAAATGTTTCATCTAACATAAGAAGATTTGTCGCTACACTATTCTTCATCTTAGCAATCTGTCTCCAAGTAAAGAGTAGAGACAAATCAATTCTTTGTTTTTCACCTTCAGAAAAAGAATCATAAGTAAAATCGTCTCTATGACGAGAACGAATTGTTTCATTGAATTCTTCGTCTAAGTTGAAGTGGACATAGAAGTCCAATACTTGAAGATACTGGTTAACTAACTTATTCATGACTGGAAGATACTGCTTGATAATCTTAGTCTTAATACCAGTATCTTTCAGCATCTCCGCAATTGCAGACTTATAAGAATATTCTTCATTTGATCTCATCTTATCGTCCATAAGAGAAGAAAGGTGTGATTTAATATTCTCTAGTTCTTCTTCAGCCGCTTTTAAATCAGCGGTGGCTGATCCAGCGATATCTTTTCTGAGATCTCCAATCTCGCCTTGGAGCCTATTGATTTGTTGTATGTTAGAATGTAAGCTACTTTGTTTGTCTCGTATCTCGGAAAGTGCGTCATTTGTTGTTGAAATAGATTGTTCAACTTGATCTGACTCTTCAGCGAGCTTACCCATAGCGCTTTGTAATTCTTTTGCTTTAGACTTAGCCGTGGAGAGTTTTTCATCTCGTCTTTCCGAATCAATATCTTGATCACATGTGGGGCATGTTTCATTTTCTTCGTAAAACTTCGCATCCTTAACGACTGATGCCATTTGCTGTTTGAACTGCGCGTTGTATTGTAAGAGCGATTGTTTCCGGTTGTGAAGTTGGTTAAGTTCATTCTGAATATTGTCCTGTTTACCTTCAATATCTTTACTCAATTGAGAGTTTTCAGTTTCTAAACTGTCGATCTGATTACGCTTTGTAGAGATCTGAGTTTCTTTATAAGTGATGGCTTCATCAGTAATTTTCTTGACGTCAGTAATATATTTCTTTTGAGTATCAACTTTGTTTTTAGTTAAATCAATTTGATAAGAAACATCTTTAAGTTTGTCTTTGATATGAGTAACTTCTTCTTTAAGTAATTGGTTCATCTTTGAAAAGACACCAATATCAAGAAGATCCTCAATCACAAGTCTACGATTATGAGGGTTCAACTGCATGAAAGGAACAAAGTTAGATGAACCGAGTACCACAACCTGATGAAAAGACTTGTGATTGAGTTTAAGAATATTTTGTTCGAGAACACGTTGGTATTCTTTACTATGAGAAGATTGATTAATCATCTCACCATTCTTCCAGATTTCAAATTTAACTGGACGATCACCACGTACTACTTTAAATTGAGCAGCACCAATTTTAAACTCAACTTCAACTAAGCTACCTTTACCATTCACTGAATTAATAAGTTGAGTCTTACCGATTTTTCGATGTGCTTTACCAAAAAGACCAAATGATAAAGCATCCAACATAGTAGACTTACCAGAACCATTTTGACCGACTACAAGAGTAGTCTTATGACGAGTCAAATCGATTTCTGTAAAGTTATTACCAGTCGAAAGAAAGTTTTTATAACGAATTTTTTGAAATATAATCATACAATTTCCAAAGCTTGAGCCTGAGTCATCAGGTCTCTCATCATCACTTTAATACGATCTTTATCGAGATCAGTATCTACACCTTCGATATAGTCATCCATTAATTGTGGAGTGTCATCAACTTCTAGGCCTTCATCATTAACATTTGCTCCGATAAACTCATTAAAGTTTTCAGAGATCTTCAAATCATAGATGTCTTGATTCTGAATACGATCAATGAATCTATCGAAAGCAAATGTATCACCCTTATCCACTACCACAACTTTGACGAACTTCTTGTCTAATACCGACGTATCATAATTATTATAATCTATTTCTTTGTCGTTGTAAACAATTTTATGAAACAAAGTATAAGGATTTTGAATTTTTTCTACTTCACGAGTTTCTGTATCGATAACGTGAAAGTACTTAGGATCATGAGCATCTGACCAGAAAAACTCCATTTGGCTACCGAGATACCAGACGTTGTCTTTACGTGATGAGACATGGAAATGACCGGTCAATACCAATTCAAACCTTTCGAACAACTTATGGTTCATGCCATGATTGTTTTCAACACCACGCATGAGTTCAAAGCCACCAAGTTCTAAATGACCACCAAGCCAATCAGCTTTACAATTAGCAATAAACTCCATTGACTTATCATAGTTATCTTGGCAAATCCAAGGAAGCATAGCCATTTTTAAAGAACCGTATTCCATTACTGTCGGTTCCATAATGATATTGACTTCATTCATAAAGTGTCCGAGTAGTTCTTTCAAACTATTCATGTCATTCGTATTCTTATAATACGTATCGTGGTTACCAGGAATGATATCCATAACCATACCACGTTTACGCATTTCATTGAGAAAAGATTTACGATTATGATTAAGTGCTTTGATATTTACTACTTTGCGGTTATCGTAATAATCGCCTAAATGAACGATTTGAGTTATCTCACGTTTCTCACATTCTGGAAAGAAAACATTCTTATAGAAGTCTTCAGCATTGTCTAGAAAGATTTGAGAGGAATTACGAATACCACAATGAGTGTCATTGAGGATTGCTATTTTCATTCTAAAAACTCCGAAAGATCAGAATCAGCTGTGACTGTTCTTTTCTTGCGTTTCTTTTCTACCTTAGCGTATTCTTTTACTTCAGTATCAACAAACTTTACTCGATCAATACGAGTCTTGAGTGTGTCAACAAATGCCTCAGCTATTAATCCAGAAGTATCATCTCCATGTTCGTTAACCATAAAAGTTTCGAAGCCAGAATTAGCGATATATTTCATTTTAATGTCTTGTTGCTTTTTCTCGCGAGCAATACGACGGAGGAAAGCATACCAGGTAATCTGAGTAAAGTACGCAAAGGCGTTTGGTTTACCAGTACGAGTGGCAGCTTCGATGTCGTAGTTACTGATAGCCTTTAGACAATTTTCGACAGCATCCATTACCATTTCTTCGCGATACGTGTAGCGAATAAAATTAGATTTGTGAGACAAACCCTCGGCGATGCGTAAGAAGCATTGCGCGACATAATCTGGTACTTTTGGAATAGTCTTATTGTTTTCTCGAGCTTCGTTAACTGTAGACACATAATCGACTACTGCTTGTGAGAAATCAGCATTATTTACGTAGTGAATGCTTTGTCTTTTTGATCTTGCCATAATAGTCCTCTTCATCATGTAAGTATATTATATCAAATAGAGGCAGTTCTGTACACTGTTTAATTTTGTTATCATACGAACAAATAGTTGTGTACTTTTTCGCCAAATATGGTATAATAAATTAAGGTTTTTTAAAACCGGTGGTATATATTTTATCCACCGTCTTTGGTACGATAGTTCCATTCGTCGGTATGACCAACTGACCATTTTGGTTCAGTTTCTACTCTATAGTTTTGTGTACAAACTTTAAAGTCTGGCGTTTTTAACTTATCGGGCGTCAAACTCGAGTCACGCCATATAACTCTATTATTAGGTTGAGCAGCAAATTGCCCATTATCCAACATTATAACATTAAAAGATTTATGCTCTGGATCGTGTTCAGAAAAATTAATATCCAAAACACTTTTATCAGGGTGAGCATTATCAATTGTAAAAAGATATTCGCCTGGATGCATCTTCTTATCTTTACCAAAGAATTCACAGCGAGAAAGAATCGGTTTTTCTACTACAGTCAAGTGATAGTCAAAACAATCCCAAAGCTGAAGAATATCAAGAGGCAACAACTCACCATGATCTGTCTTCCATACAAATGCAGATATCGGGAGCTTATCATAGAGAGCACCGTATTCGGTTAGCAATGTTTCAAAATACAGAGCTTTATACTGAGTTGATTTTACAGATATCCATATACCAGGTGTAAATTCACCATGACCTTTTTGATGATCGTATAAGAATTCTTTACGAACATATACGTTAATTGGAGGTAATGGTGCTACTAAAAAAGACATTAGTGAAATGTATCCTTTGGTCGTCTAAATTTTACTATATTATCTCCGCGCGGATCTTTTTCTGGTTTTTCCATTTCTTCTTCCATCGCTTCAAGCAATTTCATATACTTTTCGAAATCTTCGTCACTTGACTCTTCTAGTTCTTCCATAGTTAATCCACCTTTAGAATATCGTTTCATCTTATTTAAGGTGTTATGGTAGTGTCTCATAATATTTTCAGACGGAGTAGTCTCAACAACTATATGAGCTAGATTAAGAATTTGAAGTTTATCAGTGTTTTCTGTAAAAGACATGAGTGGACGAAAAGCAAAGTAACTATATCCTTCGTCTAAATTTTCTGCCTCTACAATCTTGAGAGCTTCTGACATAATAATTACGCCTTCATCTTCTTGAACATCCAAAACGTTCGCAATGAATTCTTCGCCATTAGTTAATTTTATATGTTTATAGGTCATAGCTCAATATTATATGTTTTACAGTTAAATTGCTCTTTCTGATATATCTTAAGACGTTCATTTCCATGTAACCACGCAAAGTTCTTTTGACTATCAGTACTAATATTATCTATAACATCGTATAATTTAGTCGTCGACCCATCGTCGCTTTTACGAAGACCGCGACCAATGGACTGTAAAACACGAATCTGTGATTTGGACGGTGAGGCAAATACAATGTTGTGTAAGTTTCGTATATTGATGCCAGTACTAAAAGTTCCAAGGCTAGCAACGATAATAGCATTTTTCTGTTTCTCCACTATTCCACGAATGGCTTCTCTATCTGTTGTAGCTACGTCGCCTGATACAAAGAAAACTTTTCTGCCTTCATCAGCTTTGTCTTGTATCGATTGAAAGAGAGGCTTGCCATGTTTTTCTACATAATTAAAGAGAACAAGTGTATTACCATTTAAGTCTAGTGATAGATTTGTAATAAACTTGTTACGCTTTTCGTTTGTTACAATTTCTTCAATCTCTTCTTGATATGTTTTTTTCCCAAAAGCTTTTCTATATTCTATTGGATAATTTAATACTAATCTATTTATTTCAAGAGGAGCTAGTGTATCGTTATCCTGTAATTTTTTCGTCGTCGTTACTTTATATATCTTACCAAATAAGCCTTGTAAAACTAGCTCATGTGTTTGCGTACCGTCAAGCGTTCCAGTAGTTCCATATCTATAGACAGCTTCAGTAGCTTTATTCATAATATTCATAAGCGATTTAGATTTAAATCCATGACACTCATCACCGATAATCATACCGAATTGTTCGAACCAAGCTTTTGGAAGTTTATAGATTGACTGCCACGTTGAAACAATAATAGGAGACTTTGTGTCTTTATCTTTACCGGAATAGATCTTGTGAGCCAAACCTTTTGGCATATTATATTCTTCAAAGTCGTTTGTCATCTGTTCAACAAGAGAAGTTGTTGGTACGATAACTAATACCTTTTTATCACTAGTACCTCTTAACATACCCAAGTAATATGATAATAACACATATATGATAAGAGATTTACCAGAACCAGTAGGAGATAAGAGTACACCTCTTTGTCTTTTTAATCCTTCAATAACGGCAAGGAATTGATAGTCTCTCATTGTATGTGGAAGATTTAACTTAGAAATAAATGTAGATAATTCTTTTGCGTCAATAACGTCTTCAGAATAAGGCATACCATAAAGTGTACGAACAGCTTCATAGTTATAACCACGTGATTCTAAGAATTGAACAAGATGATATATCAATCCGGCTGGCAATTCGCCAGATCTTTTATCAAACAGACGAATCTTTCCATCCCATACTCTTCTCTTGAAAGCTGGCATGAATTTATAGCCTGGAACGAAAAATGAGAAAAACTCGTTTAGCTCTTCGGCTTGTCCATAATCACACTCAACGTGTAGATTAGCGCAATTTAGCTTCCGGATTCGAACTGCTTCCACTTGATAATATTTCCAATTGTTTGATGTCTCCAGTTAATATTAGAGACTATTTCTGTAAGTGTTTCTACCAGTGTTTTATAATACTGAATTTTCTCTTCTGACTTTTGAATCTCTGGATCTGAATCATAGTAATATTCCATATCACCTTTCATCACTTTTAAACCGTTAAACGGATCGGGATCCCAACCAAGTGATTCAACCGTTGCTTGATCCATTTTTCCGTTATACCACTCCCACTTTTGTTTAAGCAATGTCTTTTGAGAAAACTCGGCTCTCTTCAAAAGCAGTTTAGCATTTGAAAGTTTCTCAAGATATTTCGCATGTAAGAGAGGTGTATTTCTAGAATCTTCATCAAGGTGCATACTAATTTTACTATCCTCACTCCATTGAGCAAGGACTTCTTTCAAGTCAATCATAATCAATCTCCATCATATAGGATTATCTATACTAGTTCAAAAAGCGTAAATCTAAATGAAATAGGACAAACAATAAATTCTGTACCAGATGCTGTTGCCTCAAACGCGATATCTCCTAGAGTAACAGGCATAGCATCTGTGTATCGTATTTGTTTAATTACTGTGTTTGAGCTTGATAGAATAGACAACGTAATATCAGCAACTGAGTTGATAGTACTACCATCTCTATCTAAAGCTCCAACAAGAGGATTGTCAACAATTCGACGCATCCAATCGTGCATTTCGGTATAAGCATTCATTTCTTCATCAAGAATAATGTTTGCTGTAAATTCACCGTAATCAAGTGTACCACCAGGAATTGGAACACGAGTAAGTTTTCTGAAAGGTACTTCTGCCGGATTCAATGACATACTAGGATGATTCACTGACTGACAAAAGTATTCAAGGTTAGGATAATTCTTCCGATCGATCGTTAGCTTAAACGACGTGGGTTGAATATAGTTAATATTTGTAGTAAGTTCTGCCATGATTCTATTTATATGAAAAGAAAGGGCCATCCGAAGATGGCCCAGTGTTTTCGCGTATTACTTTTACGATTGTTTTTAGCTTTTTGGTCCTATGAAAGGATGTTATTAACCGCAAAGATTCTGTAATACTGGTTTGTGCGATCTGAAGCAAGACCGTCGGATGGAGTAGCACCAACGAATGGGTTGGATACCATGCCATAACGAGTCTTGAACCCGATCCGTGGCTGGAAGTCTTCCTCACCAACTGCTTTAACCATCGTCAATGGAACGTATGGGCAGTAGAACACACCAGCGTCATATGGGTTAGTACCCTTATAACCAACGTTGATGTAGTCACGTGATGAGTAAGGATCGATGTAGACCTTAATGCGGCCGTTCAGAGTACCAGCGAAGGTGTTGCCGGTATCGTCTACGTTCAGGCTGCTTGACAGAGCTGGAGTGTAGTCCAACATGCCAGCTGCGTTAAGAGCAGCAGCAACGTCTGAAGAGCAGAGGATGAAGTTACCTTTACCGCGACGTGTTTCTTTCGCGATTACGTTAGCTTCACGCTCGATCTGCATGATCATGCCTTTGTATTTTTCAACTGACCAGCGGCCATCAGCGTCTGTTGCCAGATCGAAGATACCAAGTGTCTGGTTAGAAGTCTGGCGAGCACCAATCTTAGCTTGACGGTTGATCGTACGAACAACTTCGCGGTTGATTTCAGCCAGGATTTCAGTTGAAAGGATGTTTGCTAGTTCTGTTTCAGCGTCCAGACCGTGGATAGCTTTCAGATCCTGAGCAAGTTCGAGGGTGTAGTTAGCGCGAAGAGCACGTGTCTTAGCAGTAACAGTTGCCTTCTCGATGGTGAAGCCCATTGGAGCAAGTTCTTCTTGACCAGAACCACCCAATACTTCGCCTTCAGCAGCGGTGTATGCGTCACCAGCGTATGGTACGTGAGTTGATTCGGAGTCAATGATTGTTGAGTCATTGTCGCCGTCCAATGTACCAGCAAGACCGGAAGATCCGCGAGTGCCGTTACCAGTTGTGCTTGAGTCACCGGAGTAACCGACTGGAGCTTCGTTGAAGAGAGCTTCGTCGCCGTTTGATACGCCAGCTTTGGTCTTCTGGAAGGTTGACTTCATTGCGAAGATCAGACCAGTTGGACCAGACAT